CTTTTCTAATCCTCGCCTGCTCTCTTCTAATTGATTCCTTTGCCTCCAGTGCAAACAATTTCTGCAATGAGGCTGCCAAATCATTCTCAGCAATGAGCAAACGCTTGGCACAATCCTGCCCGCGATCTTCCCACGTCTTTGCTTTGTCTTTTTCTGCTCTGGCTTCAGCTTGCAGGTCGAGCAGTCGCGTGGATTGCTTGGCATATTGCAAAGTCTTGCGGTTTAATTCTTTGGCCAATCCGCGCACCTGAGCACGCGAGGCATTGATGGCAAGCCCGAGCACGATCGTGCTGCCGGCTGTTGCTGCGGTTAAGATTTCAATTATCATTATGAATTATCGTTTTTTATTACAAGGTTTAAAACATACAAAGCAGCCACGCAAAGCATAAAAGAAAAGCGAGCGTTTTCTGGCCACGTCAACGGGTTGAATTGCCCCGATACAAATACAAATCCTGCGTAGGTAATCAGCAGGGCCTGCGCAAAGCAGAGCATAGTGGTGCGGATGCTCATTTGTCGCCCCTCCCTCTGTACATTCTGCGTTGTACTAACATTTGGGTGAACTCATCAAACTCGGGGCGAAATTCATCGCGCTCAAATTTGTACGGCTCGGCTTCAGGGGTTTCAATTCTGCGCTTTTTGTTGCGGCGAATTACGTGAGCGCAGTAGGCCACCGCAATGGTAGCAGGCGCTAAAATGATTGGGTAAATAATATCTAAACTCATAAATGTGGTGCTATGTGGTTGCAAATATAAAGGCATTATCCACAAAACAAAATAAATTTGAAAAAAAAAATGCCCCGAGCCGAAACCCGAGGCAGTTAGCACCACACTAACGGCGCAAATATACTCAAAGTTCTGCGAGTTTATCCTGCAATTTCCTCAACGTTTCTAAGCTCTTTGGCTCCTTTCTGCTCCAGTGAGTTAAGACGCACCGATTCACGCCTGCAAGTGCGCAAAGTTTTGTGAGGGTTACGCCCTTTTGGATTGCCTTAATTTTTAAATCAGTCACGATATTTTTTTCCATATGCTACAAATTTACAAAAAAAGCGATAAATTTGCAAATGTATGATGTACCACACTGACACAAGCCGCGTCTCAAAGAGCGGCCTCGACCTAATTAATCGCGCCCCGGCACTTTATTACGAGCGCTATCTAAACCCCAACGCCTCACCGCAAAAAGAAACCCCCGCGCTAATCATTGGCTCCGCTGCTCATTGCGCAGTATTCGAGCCCGCTGAGTTTGGCAAACGCTATGCCGTTGCACCTCATTGCGACCGACGCACAAAGGAAGGAAAGGAAATTTGGGCCAACTTTTTGGAACACTCGCAGGGCTTGATTCCACTAGATGCTGAAAGCGCCACAATGGTTGAAAGGATAATGGAAAGCGTGCGAGGTCATCGGACGGCGCAGTACTTACTCAAAGACGGCATCGCTGAGCAACCAATTTACTGGAATGATGAAGAGACGGATATAGATTGCAAGGCTCGCCCCGATTGGTTGACGCCTGACAATGTTATAATTGATCTCAAAACAACAGAGGACGCAAGCCCAAGGGGATTCGCTCAGAGCGTTAAAAAGTACCGTTACGATGTGCAGGCTGCATTTTACTCCGATGGGCTCGAGGAAGCCACGGGAAAGCCCTGCAACGGTTTCTTTTTTGTGGCTGTTGAAAAGCACCCGCCCTATTTAGTTGGCTGGTATTTTATTGGCAACGAGGATCTAAAGGAAGCGCGCCAGAAATACAAAAAAAATCTGATGACCTACGGCTTTTGTAAAAAGTCCAACATCTGGCACGGATATAGCGAAATAGTAACTAAGGTAATTTTATGACGCCAAAAGATAAAGCAAAGGAATTGGTTGATAAGTTTAGCACTGTCGGCCTGCAACAACGAAATGAGGGCATTGCCTGCGCACTAATTATGTGCGATGAGTTGTTATGTAACACAACATTTTTACTAAGCAATGGTGAATTGTATTTTTGGAATAAAGTGAAACACGAAATCGAAAACATATGACATTAAAAGAAAAAGCCCAACAGTTAGTTGACAAATTTGAACTGATTCAAAGTCGAATAGATTGGACAGACGCGGACAGCGATGTTAATAATCAATGTGAAAAATTCAACAATGAAAACCGTAAAGAGGTTGCATTTTACTGGAGAGAATTGGCCAAAAGATCAGCCTGTCTATCGATTAATGAAATTTTAGACGCCGACAGGGATAGGCCATTTGAAGAAGTCAAGCACTATTTGGAATTGAAACAAGCGATTAAAGATTTATGAGCACAGAAATAACAGAAACAAACCCCGCGCCACTCAGCAGCTTTGAGTTGGCCCAACGCCAAGCAAAAGCCCTAAGCGCTTCAGACTTGGTGCCACAACAATACAAGGGCAACGTAGCCAATACTTTGGTGGCCTTGGAAATTGCAAACCGCATCGGAGCCTCGCCGCTTATGGTCATGCAAAACCTGCACATCATTCACGGGCGGCCGAGTTGGTCCAGCACATTCGTAATCGCTGCAATAAACGGCTGCGGGAAGTTCACCGCTTTGCGCTTTGTTGGTGATCTTGACAAAGGTATTAAGGCAGTAGCCACAGAAAAGGCAACAGGCGAGACCGTAGAAGGCCCCGCCGTTACAATGGCAATGGCAAACGCTGAGGGGTGGGTAACCAAGGCGGGCAGCAAATGGAAAACAATGCCCGAGCTAATGATGCGCTACAGGGCCGCCGCTTTCTTTGGCCGTCTCTACGCCCCCGAAATTACGATGGGAATGCACAGCGTCGAGGAGGTGGTAGATATCCAACACGAAGAGCCCGCAGGGGTTGCAGCAATCAACGCTAAACTAATTAACCCAACGGCTGAACCAAATCTTTAGACTCGATCAGCGTATAAGTAAAGCGGTTGCCGTGAATGGTGGCCGCTTTTTTTGCGAGTGCCATAAACTCGTTGAAATCTGCAACGCGTTTAAACACTTGGCAGCCGTGGCTCCAGTCATCCACCCGGGCACTGTCAACTCCAGCCTTGTGAATGTTGATACCAAAAACGCCTGTTTCGGTTTTATCCGTTTGATAGATTCCGTCTTTGGTGTAATCCCGGTACACAGTTACAGGGCCGCATTGTTTCAGCGCCTCATACTTTCCTTGGTGCAATCCAATGGCGTGGCTACCTCTGTACTGATTTGCAACCAAGCGCGCAGTGCCTCCGCCGTTATCAGTTGTTGCAGCCCACTCTTTTACTACCCAAGTGTTTTGTATTTTGTAAGCAACCACAAGCTTATCGTCGAATGCGTTGGTAACTTTGTTGCCGGTGGAACTGTTGCGGATTCCAATGATGTTTAGGTTGTACTCGCCATCTTCAAAGAAGGCATATTTTTTGGCGGCCATTGTGGCCTTTAATACTGCTATATTCATAAGATCAAAGTTAGTAAAAAGACGGCGGCAATTGCATAGGTTGTGCGGCGCAATCTGTGGTATTTATGATCACGCTTTTGCAGCTCATCGAGTAGCTTGGCCTGTATCTTATCCTGTTGTGCAATTACCTCCGCATCAATCTTCCGATATTCCACACAAAGCGCCAGATTCTCGCGGGCCTCTGCGCCCTTCAGCAGGTAGTAATTATTTGCCGAGAGTGTCGAGCTGTCTGTGCATTGCGATAAGGCGCAATGTGGTGCCGCAAGAAGTATCACCATTAAGAGCAATATAGAGCGTGTCATATTTTTGATTAATTACAATTTGTGTATCGTGCAGGGCTTTATATTTCAGGCGGATTTGATAGAGGGTATCGAGGTCTTTTTCAACGATCCTAATCGCAGGGCCGTGCACTACCCGCTCGCGTTTTGGTACAGCAAATTCCACGTAAGCCATCCCGCCAAACACTAGCAGGACCAACAGCAGGATGGTGAGGTTACTCTTGCTCACCCTTTTTGCCGCTAAACTTATCGACCGATGTAAAGCCGAGCGTTAGGATTGTAACCCATTCAACAGCGGCCACTAATTCCGCACTGGGTGCAATCTCCTGCGGGCTCATTGAGTTGTGTGCCATAGTTCCAAACAGAACAAATGCGCCAATTATTCCCACAAAGCGCTTGCTGGAAAGTTGGCCGTTATCGCCTTTGAATATTTCGAGTATTTTTTTCATCGTCCTTGGCCGCGGTATCTTTTCGCGGGCTTATTATTCTTTGAATGTACGCCCTTGTTTTTACGCTTGGGCTTTGGTTGCCATTTACCTACGGATGCGCTCGCCTTTGCCATTTTACAAGCCGTTAAGTTTCATCATATTGTTGAGGCTTAGCGTGTCCATTTCAGCCAGTGCAGTATCCACCCCCATGATCCGCATTGTGGTGGCATACTTTTCCGCCTTCAATTCAAACACCTGCGCCTTGGCCTGCGCCTTAACAACGGCCTCCTTCAATTCAGCCTTTTCCGCTACCTTACTTTCAACCATTGCCTCACCCATTGCCTTCGCCTGTGCAGTTGCAACAGATGCGGCTTGTAGATTTTTTGTAATCTTGCCCAGCATCGCCTCAACCTCATCCACTGGCACCGCCTTGGCTTTTTCTGTAGGTACAGCAACGATGCTAACAAATAAACACGCTGCAAAAATCAAAGTAAAGTGCTTCATAGTTTTTTCATTGTATTCATTATACGGATTTCAGTAATGGCGGCAGCCAGTGCGCTATCAGATTTTTTCAGGGCGTAGCTGAGGCGGTCAATCTTTAAATCCAACGCATCAATTTTTTGATTACTCTTTTCAATCTGTTCTTTATAGCCCGCCCTAAGGTCAATGTACAAATACCCAACAGCCAAAAGCATACAAAAAGCCACGGCAGCAACAGGGTTTTTACGGAATTGGTCAAAGCTAACAGGAAGCGCATTGGGTTTTACTTTTGGTGCCGTCATTGCTGAAAAAATTAAATCGTTACAACTTCAACCTGCTCGGGATAAATTGCATTTAAAGCAGAATAAACCGCATTGATTAAAAGGGTTTCGGCTGCCAATGTTTCGTAATCCGTTACGGTCAACTCCAACCCTGCAAATGTGGTATTAAAATCTTCAATGCCTTGAATCGGGGCTTTTCCTTCTGCCAATGCCCCAACACTTGCAAAAACAAATGTTGCGATTTGGGCGGGGATGATTCCGTCTTTTTGACTTTTTACATCGGCGTAACCTTCTGCGATTACTACTACTGAACCCGATGGGATTGATAAACCACTTGTAAGGTTTACATTACTATTGATTTGAATTGCTTTCATATATTTACAAAATTATGCTATTTTTAATGTCCCCGCATCGTTCCAAAGTTGACCGCTTACCAAACCCGCTGAACTTGTTGGCAAACCTCCAAAAATGATTTTTCCCGCAGTTGTTTGAATTGCCCTAAAATCAGCCGCAGCCGTTAAGGTTGGGTCTATAAACAAACCTCGAGTGATTCCGTTTGCACCGCCAGTTTGATTGATTATTGGGTTTGCGTAAAATCCTACATATGTTGCATTCCCTGAACTTGGTGTAAATTGCCTTTCTGCGGCAAAAACACGAGTAAGTCCAAATGTTGAATTAGTAGTACCTCCACCATAAAAATTATCGGAACTATTAGCAGCAGATGAACTAAAATATGATGATGAACTAAGAGCTGATATAACTCCAGTAAATAAAATTCCTCCTGAAAAAGTTGCACTTCTATCATCTTTAATCGTTAAAGCAGCCGTCCCCGCACTATTCTGCACCAAAAGCGATGTAGTGGCGGATGTTGAGCCACTGCCTTTGATGTGGGTTGTTGCACTTGGTGCATTTGTTCCAACGCCTAACCGATTGTTGGTATCATCCCAAAACAAGTTAGCCGCATCACTTGCAAACGCACTACCATTGCTGAACTGAATAGCACCCGCTACCCCGCTTGGGTTTGCCGAAATTGTAATATCGCCACTACCCAAAAGAGAAGTACTGTTAATGGTCTTAATGTTCGTACCACTTACTAAAGTTGGTTGTAATTCAACATCTCCCGACCCCAATAACGATGCCGAATTAATCGTTTTAATATTCGTACCGCTTACAAGCGTCGCCTGTTTGCTGTTAATCTGCGTTTGAATGGCAGAAGTTACCCCGTCTAAATATCCGAACTCCGTAGAACTTACAACGCCTGTGCCGATGTTGGCCGCGTTTATTCCTGTTGGCATATCCGCAGCGTCCAATATATCGCCCGCAGTTACAAGCCCTTTCGCGTCGTATGTAATCTTTGTTTTTGTAGCTGCAACGATTGGCGCGTTTTCATCAACCTTCGCATTTAACGCGTCCTGCTGCGCAATGCTCACGGGCTTGTTTGCATCGCTCGTATTGTTTACGTTATCCAACGCGAGCGCAGTTTTAAGCGCGTTAGGTGTTACTTTCTTTGTAGTATTTGCTGAAATGTCAACAATAGGCAGAACATCAACGCTATTGTCAACAGTTACAATCGCGGTTAATTCGCTAATTTTTTGATTAGGCATAGCCCAAAATTACAAAACACCCACCGCGCAGCCGTTAACAAATTAAACGCTACTTATAATATACCACTGGGCGCCGTCGCTTATAATTGTTTTGCTGCCGTAAAGTGAATTTATAGTAGTTGCACTAGAGCCGTTTATATTATACGACCCGCCGCTAATTGTAACAACGTGGGCAGTTGCTGTTTTCATAAAGTAGTATTTTTTACCCTTGCTCTCTGTGGCATTTGGCAAATTTACTACAACATTGCCATCCGTAGTATTGCAAATAATAAGCTCGTAGCCGTTTGTAATTGTGTGGGTCCCGTTGGTGTAAACTATAGAGGCGTTGTGTTCCTGCAAATGCCATTCAACTTGTTCGGCTGCATCGTCGTATTGCACCATCACCTCGTAACGTGTATTTTGCGTTGGTGTAGTTGCGGGCGCACCGTCCGCATCATTCACTAAATAATTTAATACCAATGCAGGCGTGCGCTGTACAGAATCATTTAGTCGCCCAATCTGATCATCCATATAATTAACGCGATCCTTTAAACCCGTACCAACTTTGAGACCTTCGCCCGATGAAGTTAGCCCTGTGTAGATTGGTACCAAGCCTACCCACTCGCCGGCCCACTGTTCAGAACGTGCTGTATAAACAGCGCCATTTAATAGCCATTTGTAGTCATCAAAGTAAAGTGATTTAATAGCAGTTAAAGTTCCTGAGTCTGCCCAGGTGCCTCGTATTGTTGGCACAAAATCCTTATACAATCCTGCAATGCCTTGGCCGAGCATTTCAGTAGGCGTGCCGTGTGTTGTGCTATCCCATCCCCCTCGCCAATCGTCTGCAATTACCCACTGGTTGCTTGAGTTGTAAGCGTCTATATTTCCGATAGCGTATTTGCTTGAGCTGCTGTAATACTTTGGCTCTAAAATTATCGGCGTAGAGTTTACGCTGTTGGCCGTATCTGGCGTGTAGGTTTCGGTTATGTTGAAAGTAAAATCTGGGTTTTGGTATGGCGAAGCGTCGGCGAATGCTAGCTGTATAGATCCCCAAAATGGTTTATCAAATTCATTTAACGCGCTAGGGTTTCCGAATATATTAAATTTTTGTTTTATTGCTTGCACTTGAATTACTTCGACTTCTAGAATAGTAAAGCCTGCAGGCGGTGTGCTCACTTGCTTATCAAAAACGAATGATGTCCAGTTACTATTTTGAAAATCGTTTGCAATCTCTTCTACAAATGTCGCACCTGGTACAGAGGAAGCGCTGACCCATAGTAAAGTATTTAAATCTAATACCCTGTAACCACTGCCTCCATCTCTCAAATATATTTTGATTCGTACTTTTGTCTTATCCTCTGGACCCGTTGGCGAAGTGGTAAATGTATGCCTGCCAAATTTTATAGCAAATCGGATTCTTAACGGCGCAGCATCTGGCGTGCTACCAGTTGGCACTCCTGTAAATGTTTTAGCAAATGAAGCGTCTGATTGATTTGCATAAGTTCTGTAGGCCGTGGCCGCAAGCATTCGCTCTGTATCAATCTGCACGTATTTAGCGGCCGCCTGATAGCTCAGCGACGGCTTGGAAATCCATTGCGGGCGTGCATCGTTTCCTAGCGTTACCGTGTGCGTGTAGGTACCCGTTCCAATATACTGAAGCGTGTAGTTATATTGGCGATAGGCAACGGTTGTATCTAGATATTCGGTTGCGCTCACTAGCCAATACTTCCCAATTTCTAGAATGAATCGAGCCTGCAAAATTTCGCAAACTTGCTCAAGTGCCGACTTGCAATCCATCATGTTGTTTTCAGCATATTGAAAAGCAGCAATGTCGGTAGCTTTGATATCTTTAAATTGGTCGTAATTGTCTACAAAAGTATTTACATCAACCTGCAAGAGATCAATGCCTTTGCGTGTAGCATCCAAAGAAAACGGCGCAACAGCATCACGAAAATAATCTGTATTTGCACTGGCAACAACCCAGTAATCTTTCAGCGCCAACTCATCTAGGCACCTACGAAATAACTGTGCGATTGTTATTTTGCCATCGGTAAACCACGAAGCCTGTACTTTGTAACCGCTCAGAAGTTCCAAACCATCCACAGCGCCCAAAGAAATAATGGGCTTAGCTTCTATGGCTTCACGTTGGAATGTCATTTGATCCGCAAGAACTCGGCCGACGTGCACCAGGGAGTTGTCCTGATAGATAAGCACAGCCCAAAATTGTTCTGATGTTGTGGCAATTGCTTTGAACTCGCCCAGTACTGTATTGGATGGCATGACCCAATAAGATGTACTGCGTGAAGGTCTGATAGCATTTTGATAAAATGTATCTCCTTCACCATCGCGTTGTATTTCGTAGCCATTGCCCGCAAGTTTTAACTCTGTGCCACCTGATCCCGAACCACTCGGCGCATCCCAAATCTCAACGCGGTGCAGTTTGCCCGTAACCGAATAAAACGAACCATAGTATTTCCTTGCCATTATCCTCTTCTTGAATCTTTGTTATATCGTTCCAATACTATCGCCAAATCGCGCCCCTGTATTGTGGTGCTTGCGACAAATCCGCTTTGCTCGTTTGTGTTTAGCATGCCCTTCAATTTGTCAAGTGGCGCGATCACCTCAGGGTTACTACTTGCCCCGGGATATTCTCCCACCAATCCCAATGTAGGCCCGCTCACAATTCCCCCCTCGGCGAATGCTGTAGCCTGTGGGCCTTTATTCAGCATGTTAGTGATCACCGCAGAACCCGCAACCAATGCAACACCCGCAGCAGCTGCGAGCACAGGGTTTTTAATTAGCAACTCTTTAAAAGCCTTAGACGCTGTGGCCGTTGCAATCAATGCTTGCCCAAATGATTTCATGAATGCCGCAACGGATCCCAGTAATTTCTTGCCAAAATCTTGAAAGCTTCCGATTTGCCCCGTCATAATATCGCCCAATAATACTCCAAACGCTTCGAGCCCGTCAGCCGTCAAATTATTAAACGCCTGGTTCACGCCCTCCATAGCGGTAGCCATGTTTTTCTCATAATCTGAAATCACTAGGGCCTGCTCTGTAGTTTCCGCTTTTACTACGGCTGTGTATTGTGGCAATGGCCCAGTAGCTTTAGCAAAAGCCTCAATAGTTGGCGAAGTTGCGCCAAATTGGCCAGTGGGTTGTATTGCGCTATTATCAAAAGATTTTGCTTCGGTTAGTTTTTCTACTGCTACCGTTTGTTGGTTTATTGCATTTGTGCTTTGAGCAATAGGCGTTATGCTTAATCCTTGGGCAGTAGCCATTTGAACTATGGCGTCTATTTGCGTTTGGATTTTTGCGGCGTTTGCTGCGGCTATTGTGCCTATATTCTTTTGGCTGTCTATAAAACCTTGCACTTGTGAAGCAGAAGCCCCGCTAGCATAAAGTCTATTTAATTCAGCCTGTGTGCTTAGCTGAGCCTGCTGTTTGCCTAGTTCGTACTCGAGCATTTTAGCACTCAACTCTTGCAACTTTGCAAATGCGGCTTTTGCTTTTGCCTGCTTAAAAATTTCAGCAGTCAAGTTACTAGTCGCAGTTTTTAACTCTGCGCTGTTTACTTTGTCAATGCTTTGGTTTGCTAAAAAGTCTGGGTAAATTTTTTGTATTTCTGCTAGCGCATTTTTACGCTCTACCATGCTAGCGTTGTGGTTATTTACAACTGCCAATAAACCACTAACACTCTTTACCTCCTCTTCAAAATTCTTTTGCGTTTCAGCGTTAAGCTCATTAAATAGTTTCTGCTCTTGAGCCGCCTTTTTAGTTTTTTCCGCGTAAGCGCTAAGTGCGTAAGCTATTGACGCTATAGCGGTAGCGGCCAATGCCCAAGGCGCAGCAGCCATTACTAAGTTAAAGCCCCTTTGCACTCCCGTGGCCGTGCCAACTGCGGCAGCGTAAGCCGTTTTTGCTGCTGTTAATGCAGAAGTGCGCAAAGCAAGCAACCCCTGCATCGCCGCGCTCTCTTCTTGTAGTAAAGTTTCTATTTCTTGTAACCCTGTAACCACTGCCATAACTGCCTGCAGCTTAACCATGGTTTTTTGAAGATCTTCACTTTCAACGCCCATCAAAGCAATGGCGCCCTCTGCTACAGAATAAGCCCCGGCAACACCTTGCACAGTTCCTATTACTGCGTCAAGTTTTCGCGTATCGCTTGCAAAATATCCAACCTCTGCACGTGCATCGCCTATGCTGTCCTTTATCCTACCCGCTTCTTTTATAAACTGATCCGCGGAAGCCGCAAACTCTGGACCCAATGCCCGCGCTTCCATTGCCAAATTTGTCAACTGCCTAACAGTTGCCATAGTTGGGTTCTTTGTTGCAATTGCCGCTAGCTTCTCCTCAATGCTCTTTGCGCTCTTCGCCACATCGGCAGACATTTCACCGCCCGCCTTTTTAATTACTGATATCGCATCATTAAAGCCCTGTCTGAGCTTTTCAATGTTTGCGCCAATTACTATATTTAACGACCTTGCCATGCTTACAATTCTATTTTAAATCCATCTTCTAACAAAATGAAATCACCACTTTCTAACAATAGCAATTCGGTTACAACTGCAACGGTGTAATAGTTAATAATAAAGTCCTGAGCAACGTGATAAATTCCCGCAAATCCTGCCTCATCTTCAACCAAATGCACTTCGCCATCGAACTCAATCGCCTGGCAATAATAGTCATTAAATATATTTGGGTAACTCACAGCCTCAAATGCAGCTCGAACTTGCGCCGCCACTTCTGTAGCGCTTGCAAACGTGGTGCCAAAACTACTAACTTGCACCCGAGCAAAGTCTGTGCGTGAGTGGCTTGTGTTGGTAGGGCTTGCAATTACGCTGACTAAATTATAAGCGATTGCAGGAAATGCAGACTCTTGCGGAATCCGCAAAGGATTTAAGCGAGTGGAAACCAACGCCGTAAGGTCTGACGCATTGCTTAAAATGTTATATACTATTTTTATGGGTGCGCTCATGCCTTGGCGTCTGGGGTTAACTTATCAAAGACATGCGAATATAGTTTAACCGCTTCGTGAATAGACAAAAACTCAGGTTCCTCCCAAGGAAATGTTAACAGCCTTTTCGGTTCTATTGGCTTTTTTAAGTGTGGCGCCATGCCTGTAGCAACTGCCCAGCGGGTTATTTCCCATTGGTTTCTGTACTGCTGTTGCTGCGCCTCACGCATCCCCTCCAATTTCAAACGCCAAAAACGTGGCGAGCATTTCCAAAACTCCCGCTCAGTTAGATTCAATTCGCCGTAACTGATGCGCTCAATCTTGCGCCAAGTTAGCGGTGCGCCGTCGCCCTTGGCTTTTACTTTCCCTCTGGCTCGTCAGTACTAAAGAAATCACTAACGGCCTGCGTAAATCCGTCCAATGCAGGGCTCAACTCTGTAAATCTTTTAACCGATGCACCCAACTTTTGGATGGTGGGATATGGCGTTTTTTTGCCGTCGGCTTCGTAGCCTTCCAGAATCCCATAGAACGCGCAACTTAGTGCGAAGTCCATAGATTTGGCAAGGTCTTTTTGCAGGTTTAAATCTGCGAAATTTTCCATCCCAGCCAACTGCATAACGTTGCGCAGGCTGTTCATGTTAAACAAAAGGGGGTGCTGAACACCCCCGATGATAATGTGGCTCATGCCACAAAGATAAGACAAAAAGTATTAAGGCGATACGGTGCCAATGGTCAAGGCGCCTGTACCTTGCAAAGTTCCTGTGAAGGTTGCTTTGTCATTGTTAGGTGCGCTCAAAGACAAGCTGCTGAAGAAAGCGCCGCCTGTTAATTTTTGATCTCCGCTGCTGTTGGTAGTCATTACAATTGTAACAGAAGTACCCGCTAACAAATCGGTCAAAAGATCTTTAAAAGACAAACCGCTTGTGCTCACAGATGCATCTTCTTCAAAAATACCTTCAACGTTCAAAGTGTAGCCATATTCGCCAGCGATAAATTCTTTAGCGCCTGCGCTGTCTTTGTTAGTAACGTCGATCATATCTTTAGAAATGTCGATTGAATGAGATGTCGCGTTTGCGATTTTGGTCAAGGTTCCGCTAACATCTTTATAGATGCTTATCAGCGTGCCGTTTACTGGTCCAGAGATTGCCATGGTTATTTATATATTAAATTATTTTTCTTTGCTAAATCGGCAATGATTTGATCAACGCCTTTCATTATGTTTTCCTCTACGCTTGTGGCGTTTGAATCGACTGCCCTTTGCATAAAACGCACCGGGGCAATAGATCCTGTATAGCGGCCTGTGCTCGATTGAATTCGCTCAACTGTGCCGTATTCATACATCACGCCCAGATAGTTATTGTGGTACTCCTTGCGCAAGCCAATCAAAGCCTTGTCAAAGTTGGCGTTGTCCTTGCTATTAATAAAACCGATTGAGTCCCGCAAATCGCCTGTATCAACTGGCACTAAAGATTTGGCTGTTGCGATAATTGGGCTTGCGCTTTTCTTTAAAACTTGCTGGAGTTTACGACTTTTCACACTGACCCCAATAGCCTTTAAGGCTTCCAAGGTTTCAGCGAGTCCGTCGATTTTTTCCATTATTGCGTTAATTCGGTTTGTAGTTTCAAATATAGATTGCGCTGAAGGTTTGCAATGTTAACAATGTTGTGCGCTCCGTTGTCATCTACTACCCTGTGCTTAACGCCTACGGCCGAATTGAAACGAATTGTATACATGACAATTTGCTTATGCTCGCGCCTGTCTGCGTTTACATTCTCCGCGCCACTTTCCTGCTCAACACGCTGCGCCCAGGCGGTTGCATATTCCGTCCACGTTTGCAGCTTCTCGCCTGTGTTTGTATCTATGGTTTCGGTGTAACTTTGCAGGCTTACCAAAACATCCATTAACCCCGCATTCATTAGATCATGATTTGGATTTTGTACGGATCGAGTAGGTAGTGAAAGCCGAAATTCATTTCGCTATTAATACTCCCCGCAATGATGGCCTGCCTGTTATCGTAGTACTGAGCAACCAACAGCAGCGCCGCGTGTTTAATCGTGGCGGGTAGGATGGTATCAGGGTCAACCGCTGACGTACCTACAGGATTAAAGCCCTCAGAAATTTCAACGATGTACTTAATAACATCATCCGTTATTGAGGATGGGGTATTTTCAAAAAAGATATTTCGAGAATATCCGCCCATCGGATCAGGCGCAACCAACCAATCGGCAGAATCAAAAGCAACAACTGCCTGCGAGTCGTTCACATAGCTCACAGAGTTAATAGCCAAGCAGCGCGTGTTTAAGCGCAGATAATTGCCCGAAGGTATATTGAGTCCATTCACGGGATTCACGAGCGCAGGCATGCCTGTAAATGAGTCGAAGCCATACTTTGCCGTCCCTTTGCGAATTGAGTAGCCCAAATAATTACTGCAGGCATCGATTGCCATAGAGATAAGCCCCGAAATGTAAGTATCATCTGAGGAACTTGTAACCCTTAAATGGGTTTTTGCATCTGCCAAACTGAGGTAATCAGTGGCGGCATTTGCGAAGGCGGTATATCTACGGCTGACAAACATTTTATTCGGCGTCTAGTTCGGTTTCAGGGTTTACTGGCTTTGCCTTTTTGCTAGGCTTGGCTGGTGTCAATACTGCAATCTCTTCAGCAACGCCCGCCTCAATTAAGAGCATGGCCTGCTTGGTTTCCATTATTACTTCTTCACCTACGTTGTAACTTAAATTAAATTGCCCTGTAGGGTTTGCTGTAAATCTCACTTTCATATTGGCCCAGGGGCGATGCAGTCAAGATCACCCCCGGCACTTGGAACTTTTACGCCCCCAAGCGGGCAGATTATTAGGCTACGATGTCCTTACAAACTGCGAAGGCAGTAGGCTGCAACAAGTTGCAATCTAAGTAAGCATTCAATACAACGTTAGTCAAGCCAGCAGTTGCACCGCTATAAGGGTCAACTGTCAACTCCATGCCACCCCAAGAAGCGATAGCCATTTTGCTGAAATCTCCGAAGATCATTGCAGACAAAGTGCTGCTAGAACCTTTTGACAAGTTGCTAGGAACCAAAGTTGAAGTAGCTACGTTGTAACCGTTCAATTCAGAACCACCTGCAGGCCAAATGAAGTTACCTTCAACACCTGAAGCTTGGCGAGGGATAGTTTGCAAAGCGGCTTTTACTTTAGGGTTAGTTAAGTAAGCAACACCCTCGCCGTTTGCGTTCTCTACAGCCTTCATCAAGTTAACAACGTCGGCCCATACTGGAGCGATACCGTTAGCGTTTGTGCTGTTAGAAGATGCACCACCTGCGAAAGTTACGTTTACGTTGCTATTGGCAATGATACCAGTAGGCTCGTTAGATCCACCACCTTTGATAGCAGCAGTTTCCAAAGATTGAGCCATGGCATTCAACAACCAGTTACGCACGTAAGCGTCGATTGAGTTGCTAGATTGCAACATCAACTGGTTTGAAACCTGAATGTAAGCAGCCAAACGCTTAGGGCTAAAAGTGATTTTGCTGAACGCGGGGCTCTTTTCAGAAGCTGAACCGTTTTCAGTGTTCCAACCTGCAGAAGGTACAGTTGAAGCGGTAGGCATATCCAAGTTACCAACCAATCCAGACAATTGCTGAACACCCAAACCGCGCAATACTGTGCGAGGCAACAATACATCGATAATAGAACCTACAGAAGTTTGAACGTTTACACCACCTTCAGAACCAGAAGTACCGCCTGTAGCAGTCATATCACGTTTGAAAACTTCAGAAGGGATTTTTACAGAGTGAGCAGAAACAGAAACACCAGAACGCTGGAACTCTTCAGCACCGATTTGAGAAAATTCACCCTCAACACCTTCGCGGCGTCCAGTGGTAGCCAAATTGATTGCACGCTTGAAGCTGTAATCTTTAGCCATGTTTTCTTTTTCTTTTTCCTCACCACGGCTTGCAGAATGACCGGCAGCTTGTGCAGCCAAGTTTTGCAATTTCTCCAAGGTTTCAACCTCAGCTTTGATCGCGCCCAAACGAGCCTCGATTTCGCTTAAGCGGTTGGTTTCTGAATCAGCCATAGAACGGGCTTCTTTTTCGATTGTGGTTTGCAAGGTAGACAATTCGCCGAGCAAACGTCCACGCTCTTCTTTCAATGCTTTAATTTTATTCATGATTTTGTTTTTTGTTTAAAGGTTTTGGTATCTAAGTAAAGCCAATTTAATAACATCGGCAGAGGCTTGGCTTCTTTTGGCCTCTTCGATTTCTTGCTCTTGATCACGCATTGCAACAATGCTGCGGGCATCGGCTTCGGTGTCAGCGTAGGCGGGATAAGTAACAGGGCTGACATCATACAAATCCTCAATTACTTTGATTGTGCGCTTGCCCATAGATCCGTACTTTTCTGACTCGCTCCACATTTGTTCTTTAATCGTGAAGGCAAATGAACTCTGTGTGATATCCCCACGCATGATAGAACGCACAACGCTCATATGTGTTGGATTCTCATAGTCGGGTACCCATGTATACTCTAAATTACCGTCGCCATTTACAAATACTTTGCAGGTGTTTGCCTTGGTGCGGCCCAAAATTAACTCGGCTTCGTGGTTAAACAAACAACGAATGTCGTAATCTTTTGACAAAGCATTGTCAAACGCTCCCGGCAAAATAACCTCCTCAAAATATCCGAGATCCGTAGCGGAATTAATGACAGCAGCAATGCCGCCAATTTCTTTTGGCATGCCTTCGCCGTCCTCTCTGGTGTGAACAGTGCCCGTAAATGTGCGCCTTTCTTGTTTCATTAGATTACTTCTGTGTTATTAGTTCCCTCTGGGTTGTTGTTTTTGTCGGCGGTGCTCATTAGTTGCGCAATCTTAGCGTCCATGTATTCATCGATTTTGCTGGACGGCATCAAATTAGATTCGATTAAATATTCATCGCCTCCATTAAATCCGTTTGCGTCCTCAAACATGCGGGCCTCGTTACGTGAAAGCCAACCGCCGCGAATGCCTTTGTTATAGTAATCAGCGCGCTCATTGGCGGAGGCTCTCAACAGCGAATTAAAGTTAAATTTAAAGTAATAAGTTAACTTATCATTTTCTGTTAACAGCTTGCGGGCCATTTCCTGCTCGATGTTAATCGCATAGGATGCCAAAGTACGTGCGTAAAAATCTTGGTATTCCTGCTCAACGCTGGACTTGATGCCATCCTTTGCGCCGATCATGGAAGCGGGCACCCCAAAAATGCGGGCGATTTCCTCAGCCGAAAATTTGCGGGTTTCCAAATACTGCGCCTCTTCTGGCGATAGGCTCAATTTTTCCATCTTGATGCCATTGGGCAACACAGTGCTACGGCTTGCCCCATCAATTACATCATCAAGTGATTTCTTCAATGGCACTGCCTGCTCGGGTTTAATCTGCGCATCCGATGTTAACAAAAATTTCAATACTCCATTTTTGTAGACGCCCGCGCTTTGGCTAATAGCCGCCAAATCAATACCCAAGGTTTCGGCGTGCACCACGATGGGCGACAAACCCACAAGCGGATCATCACCGCAAAGCCCTTTAAAGTGCAACATGTCGGCCGCTGGAATCATGCCGGGGAAGCCCTTGCGATTCACTTTGTAAAACAATTGGCCGTCCTGCATGATTGGCTGAACGTAATCAGGTGCAATCGGGTGCAACTCAATGCCCAAATATCTGCTGTCGCGATTGATAAAAGCGTAAGCGTTGCCCTTCAGCGCCAAGTGGCTCACCATGTATTTGGTGAAATCGTATTTTGTTTGGTATGGGTTTGGCTCGTTTACCAATGCTGTAGCGTAATGGATTACAACCTGCTCGCGATTGGTGCCATCATCTTTATATAGTTTTAAAGATAACCCCGCAATACCGTCTGCAATAACTCTAACGCACGCGTGCACCGACGCAATAGATAGCGCCGTGCGATCATTAACCGCCTGACCGCTTTTTGTTTGATATCCGAAAACATTTTGTAAAGTATTCACTAGCCAATCAGTTGGCTGCGATAAGCTGCTGCGCTTCTCCGCTCTTTTTGGCTGCCAGAATTTTAGATTCATCGCCCGCAAATTACAACTGCCCTAAATTACTCACGTTAACAAATTACTTATTGCGACCTTGGGCCAACCATCTGCTCAACGCTGCCCTGAATACATCGTAGTTTTTATAACGACGCACGCCAAACTTGCCGAAATACTTTTCCTCGGTTGCGTTGTAGGCATCCTCATAGGTCCGATATCTCGGTAGGTTGTTATAGTATTCCTGCATATAGTCATCCAAAAATTTCATAAGCTTACAAACCAAAAATCTGATTCTTTTTCTTTTGCGGCATCCTGCATGCAAGTGCCCAATGCCATAACTATTGAAACAGGCCCATCGACTTTATCGCCCGACTTGGCTTTGTCTATTTTGATATTACCCGCAGGATCGGTGCGCAGCATTATGTTGCCCATCATCCAACGAGTGACAGGATTGCCCGCGTGCCTTAATTGTTTATCCTTTGTCAATCGCTCCAGTTCTTTGGTGGGCGCCGACATTGATACAAAGCCCTGGCCGAACGGGAACATTTGCAAGCCCTCGTTTTGTAGCTCAATGACTAACTGCGAAGAGTTGAAGCGGTCAAAAGCAATATCTTTTATGTCGTACTGCTGAGCCAACTGAATAACCCGCGCCTTAATAAAAGCGTAATCAGTTACGTTGCCGTCTGTTAACTCAATATGTCCATCACTCGCCCACTGTCTAATTGATTGCCCTGCGGCGTCCTTTCTTTTGTATGCCGTCTCGACTGGCAACCAATACCATGAGCGAATCGCGTGAAATTCTGGGAAGTACAAACTAAATGCGCAAAAGTCGCCAGTGCTTGCCAAATCCAATCCACCATAACACAAAGCGCCTTCAAGATCATCCACGCCGTCGCAGGCTTTCCAATCACTATCACTTATCCAAGTCATTGCCGTATCGGTCCACACGTTGAGCAGTTTGGTTTTAAATTCAACTTCTTTGTGCACGAACTCTTTGGCCTCGGTCAATCCCTGCTCAAGTTGGCGCGGGTTTACTGAAATGCCCCAATTTGGATTTGCCTTAGCCCAAACTGCGGGGTCCGTCCAATCGTCGCCCTCATCCAATGTATAGATCACCGAAAACAAAGCATCGTCTTTTATGTTACCACTCAACACCCCTGCACAATATTGGCGATGTTTATAGCAGGGTGCCTCACGATTAAAGCCCGCCGTCGTAATGGTAAACAGCAACGGTTGCCGCCTTGCCCCCATTGAGTTTCTAATTACGTTGTAAAGCTCATCATTTGGATGGGCGTGATATTCATCAATGCAACAAAAGTGCGCATTGAGTCCGTCCTGCTTGCCTGGGTTCCACTCGAGCGGTTTGTATATTGACTGCCCGTAAAGTATGCGCCGATTGTTTACAGAGTTGTTAACGGTAAGCGCTTCGTTCAACCAAGGCAGATTTTGACAAACCCTAACCGACTCGCCAAATACCATCATAGCCTGATCTAACTTTGTGGCCGCGCTGTAAACCTGCGCCGCTGATTCATCATCCGCAATAAGTCCGTAAAGCATAATCGCGCTGCTGAAGGTAGATTTGCCATTTTTGCGTGGCACCTCAACATAAGCCCGCGTAAACCTTCGCGATCCGTCCTCATTCAAAAACCCAAACAGATTCCAAATAATAAAAGCCTGCCAAGCTTCCAACTCAAACGGTTTGCCAGCATATTCGCCCGTGCTATGCTCGAGCTGCTCAATAAATTCAATGGCGTGCAAAGCGTAGGTATCAGAGAATCCCCAACCCGCTGCACGATCCGCCACATAACGAGACACGGCATTGCGCACATGTTCACAAACTGGCACCGCGCCAGATTGTACGTCGCTTATATACTTTTCAACTTTTTGCACTGGCTTTCAAAAATGGCCTTTGCCTCTTCAGCGAGTTTCAAGTTGCGATACACAAACGCCTCATCCCACAAACCAAACTTGCCACACTCACGGAATCCGCTGCCTTGGTCCATGGTGATCACAAATTGGTGGCCTCGCTCTTCAATCCTGTACTCGCGTC